TCTAGACCCTATACTAGAGTCTCTTCAAATGTTAGAAGAATATGGTTGGGAGTTAGAAGAAGATATTGAAGAATTAAGTAAGCAACTTGCAATCGTATCAAAAGAAAACGAAGTGCAAGATGCAGAGATAGAAGAAATAAAAATACAAAGTAGAAATCCATTAGGAGGCTAAATGGTAGAAATAAAACCCAAACCTTTGATGAGTAACCCAGACGCAGACTTTAATAGTGCGGCAAAACAATTACAGTTAGAAGAAGAAGCATATCAAAAAAGAATGCAAAATCTTCCTTTTGGAACGCCAAGAGATTACTATGCGGGTTTTATGGAAAGCAGTATGCCTGGAACAGAGTATAAATCTATAATGGAAGTAAAAGGGCAAGATTTAAGAAACGCATTAAATGATTTAAAAGGATATAACATAACTACAATATCCTTTAGTCAGTTAGCTGATGCATTTGGATTGGCTACACAATCATATAAAAAATCTTTATTATTGGATAAGTAATGGCATTACCAACTATAGAAAATGTAACTAATCAAATGTTAAATGAGTCTGTAAGAGAGCAACCTACAGTTGCTATGAAAGGTAATGTAACAAGACCAATGATTATAGGTGATTTACTAGGTGCAATGAATGATGTTAATTTTAGAGAGTTAGTAGAAGAGTATGGTAGTATGGTAGGTATACGAAGTGAAGCATCTACACCAATGACAACTGCATTAATGAAAGAAAGTCCTAAAGTACCAGAAACACCAAAAGCAGAAACAGCACCAACAAAAACTACCCCTACACCTGTAGTAGATGAAATTACAGAACCTATTAACGTGCCAACACCAATGACAGATGCAAAAGAAAATGTAACATTATCGCCAACAGGAACAGTTAATACAGGATTAATGTCAAATACTACGCAACAGATTGCGTAAGTCGTTGTCAAATTTGTGAGAGTCTGCCTTGCAATGATTTACAATAGCAGATACTAAATGGGCATAATAGTCATCACCTAGTTCTTCTTGAACTGCTTTTACAGGTAATGACTCATGCCTTGTAATTAAATTACCATCATTATTTATTGACACCACAGTACTGAACAATATTGCTTCTTTACTGCTTGGTGTCATTTTTTTTGTCCGATTCTTTGACAAAAGTAGGATTTATTTTTGGGTCTAGTTTTGGAAGTTTTGTAAGAACTCCAATAGCTTGGGCAACTTCACCATAAGGTTTAGTAAATAAGTATTTTAATACTGCATTTACTTGCTCTTGTGTAATCAGATAATTATTCATCCTTTCTCCTTTTTAGAGGTTCTAAATTTTATTTCACCTGCAATAGCACTATAAGCAGACATATCTACATAAGTATCTTCACTAACTTGTCCAAGTTTAGTTCTTGCTACTTTTAACAATGCCATCATAATAGCTACATCATGTGGCTGTATATCTATGTCTAAATATGCAGACCATAATTTAGATATGTTTGAATGATTATGTAGCTTATCTCCATAATCTTTTTGTCTGTCTCCTTCAACTAAGACATTTGCTTTAGACAAAAACTCTTTTGTTTTCATATTGTAACTAAATCCTTTATTGGAACTAAATATCCTTTTGATGTTAAGTTATCCCCACCCGGCACAACTCTGTAATCTTTACTAACTAATTTTTTTAATCTTGTCAAGGGAATA